CACATTGTGAATCTGATGATCTTATTGCTTTCTACACGCAAAGTTGTGGTGATGAAAAAGTAACAATTTATTCCGGTGATAAGGATCTTACACAACTTATGAAAGAAAATGTTTGGATTTACAATCCATTCAAAGGACTTATCAAATACGGAGATAAAATACAGATTATCAAAGATGTTTATGTTCCGTCGGATAATGTGGCCACTTTTAAAATATTTTGTGGAGATAAATCCGATAACATTAACGGAGTCCATTTCCTTGGGGAAAAAACCCTGATCAAATTATTTCCCGATCTTTTGACAAAAAAGATGGAAGTGGAAGATATTTTGGAACAAGCTGAAGAATTATTTAAAGAAAACAAAAACAACAAAACTTTACAAAGTCTTTTGACTGGTAAGACAAAAGATGGTATATTTGAAAAAGAACTTTTTGAGATTAATCGCAAGATCATTGACCTTCGTAACCCACTTTTAACACAAGAAGCTAAAGATGAAATTTTGAGTTTAATCAACGAAAGTTTAGATCCCGAAGGTAGGTCTTACAAACAAGCTATGAAGATGATGAAAGAAGACGGTCTTTATAACTTCCTACCGAGAGGTGACAATGCGTGGGTGGATTTTATCACCCCTTTTATGAAACTTACAAGAAAAGAAAAACAAACCTTTAAAAAAACAAAAAAATGAAAGAACAAGAATTGAAGAAAATGGAGTTGTTGATTACCCTCAATGATAACATTGTTGTCCAAAGATTTTTCAATGTCCGTGACTACCAAGAAAAGGCAGGGCGATCATTGAATCTTTATAACGAGGTTAATAACATCAAACAGATTATTCAAGACGATTTGAAGAAAAAGACCTTGGTTTATATGACCGACAACTACTTCCAAATCACAACTGATGAAACCATCATGGAAACATCAAACACCGATGGACCGGAAAACTTTAACATTTATATTAAAGATGGTAATCGGACAATTTGTCACTCACAATTTGACGCAAAACTTTTCCCACCAAAAGTTCGTTATACCGTTGATATACGACCCCTTTTGAAAGGTGTATTGCGTAATCTTACTGACATTTTTTCAGACGAAAATTTAATTTATGAATATCTGAATTTAGAACTGGCCTAATCGTATTTATAGAAAAATCAGGTAGTTTCATTCATGGCAAATCAGAAAAATTTCGGTTATTTAGGCAATACCTTCCAGCTCCAACTTCTCAATCAAATCATATTTGATAAGAAGTTTTCTGGATCAATTATGGAAGTTATTGAACCAACATATTTTGATAACAAGTATTATAGTATTATCGTTCAGATGATCAAAGAATATCATTCAAAATATGAATCTATTCCGAACGTTGCCACACTTGAACAACTAACTATCTCTGAAATTTCTCAAGAACAAGCCCGTAAGGTGATTATTGACACATTGGAAAATGTGAAAACTGCACCACAGGAGGGGCATGAGTTTGTACAAGACAAAGCACTGAAGTTTTGTAAACAACAGGTCATGAAAAAAGTCCTTGAAAGGGCTCAAAAAATCATCGATAAAGGTGATTTTGAAAACTATGACGCGTTGGAAGAAATGGTGAGAGAGGGGTTACAGGTTGGTAATATGGAACAAGACACAGCAGATGTGTTCAGTGATTTGGATGATGTTCTCGCAGAGGATTACCGTCACCCAATTCCGATGGGTATTCACGGGTTGGACAACCTTCTTAATGGAGGTCTTGCAAAAGGTGAAATTGGTGTTATTCTAGCACCTACGGGTGTTGGGAAAGCTTTACCAATCACCGAACCTGTATTAACACCTAAAGGTTGGGTTAAGATCGGTAATTTGAATTTGGGAGACAAAATCACGGGAAGTGATGGTAAAGATCAATATGTTATTGGTGTTTATCCACAAGGAGAACGACCAATTTACAAAGTCGAATTCACAGATGAGACCTTTGTTAATTGTGATGAAGAACATCTTTGGAGTGTCAACACACTCAATATGAGAACAGCGAAAACAAGAGGTAAAGACCGTAAAGGTATTTACAAACCAAAGTTGAATTTTACAACAATCAAGACTTCGGATATGATGAATTCAATCAAGAAACGAGGTCGTTATAATTACAGATTACCTGTTGTTAGTCCGGTTGAATTTGAAGAAAAAGAAGTCCTTATTGATCCATACTTGATGGGATTATTGTTAGGGGATGGAAGTATTACAGAAAGTGGGGTGAATATCTCAACTAAAGACGATGAAATTGTGGATTATGTTAAGAACATGGAAGATTTTGGATCAACCAGTCAATACATAAGGAACGAAACTCAAGAAATCTATCGAGTTCGTTTGAAATCTTCAATTAATCAAAAATTGATAAGTTACCAATTATATGGTAGTAAATCAAACAACAAATTTATACCTTATGACTATCTTTATAACTCATATTCTGTCAGACTGTCTATTTTACAAGGATTGATGGATACTGATGGTTATGTAAGTAAAAAGGGTATAACACAATTTACTACAGTTTCGGAAGAACTCTCACAAAATGTAAGAGAATTGGTTTTGTCTTTGGGTGGAACCGCACGTGTAAACACAAAAATCCCACATTACACCAATAATGGTGTGAAAAAAGAAGGACAAATGGCTTACACCGTCACTATTTCTTTCTCCAACGGAGTTGTACCATTCAGGTTGTTAAGAAAAATTGATAGATTCCGCACCCGCGAGAAATATCTTGATCAAAAATATGTCAAGTCTATCACTTATTCTCATAATGAAGAAGCGGTTTGTATCAAAGTATCAAATCCTGACGAATTATTTGTCACACGAGATTATGTATTAACACATAATACAACTATACTCACCAAGATTGCAAATAACGCTTTCAATATGGGATTTAATGTTCTTCAAATCTTTTTTGAGGACAACCAAAAGATCATACAAAGGAAGCACTTCACTTTATGGACAGGTCTTGCTAACTCCGAACTTCCAGAACACAAAGATGAGGTTATGGATAAGGTGAAGGAAATTAGAGAGAACCAACCCAACAAACTTATGTTGAGAAAACTTCCATCGGACAGTTTGAGTATGAGTCATATAAAAAACTATATCCGAAAAATCAAATCAGAAGGTATCAATATTGATCTTTTGGTTGTGGATTATATTGACTGTATTCTCCCCGACAAAAGTATGGCGGGGGCTGACGATTGGAAGAGTGAAGGATCCGTAATGAGAAAATTCGAAGCGATGTGCACCGAGCTTGATATTGCTGGTTGGACGGCAACACAAGGTAACAGGTCATCAATCTCCTCTGAAGTGGTTACAACCGATCAGATGGGCGGATCTATCAAAAAGGCACAGGTTGGGCACGTGATCATTTCAATTGCGAAGTCACTACAACAAAAAGAAATGAATCTCGCAACTATTGCAATCACCAAGTCTCGTATTGGTAGAGATGGAATAGTATTTGAGAACTGTAAATTCAACAATGAATTTTTGGAAATTGACACTGAACAAAGCGTAACTTTCCTCGGACTCGAAGAAAAGAAAGAGGAATCAGTCAAACAGCGTCAAAAGGAGTTAATGGATAGAAGAAGACAACGAGAACAAACAATTTAAATCTTATTAAAAAAATGGAAAAAATCTTAACTGAAAACAAGAACCGATTTGTGCTGTTCCCTATTGAACACCACGATATTTGGGACTACTATAAAAAGGCTGAATCAGTATTTTGGACAGCTGAAGAAATTGACCTTTCATCCGATCTTATTGATTGGGAAAGACTCAATGACGGAGAACGACACTTTGTCAAAAATGTGTTGGCGTTTTTTGCAGCTTCGGATGGCATTGTCAATGAAAACTTGGCAGAAAACTTTGTAAGTGAAGTTCAATATACAGAAGCTAAGTTCTTCTATGGATTTCAGATTATGATGGAAAACATCCACTCGGAGACCTATTCACTTCTTATTGATACCTATATCAAAGACAAGGAAGAACAAAATCATCTGTTCAATGCAATTGATACAATTCCTGCGGTTCAAAAGAAGGCGGAATGGGCACTTAAGTGGATTAAATCACCATCTTTTGCGGAAAGACTTATCGCATTTGCGGCCGTGGAGGGTATCTTCTTTTCGGGATCATTTTGTTCTATCTTTTGGCTCAAGAAGAGGGGGTTGATGCCTGGTTTGTCATTCTCTAATGAACTTATCTCACGAGATGAGGGACTTCATTGTGACTTCGCGGTTCATCTACACAACAACCACGTTGAAAACAAGGTGTCACCTGAAAGAATCAAAGAAATCATTGGTTCGGCTCTCGAAATCGAAAAAGAGTTTATCACCGAGTCACTTCCTGTTGATTTGATCGGGATGAATAAAGACCTGATGAAACAATATCTTGAATACGTTGCTGATCGTTTGCTTGTTGATCTTGGGGTTGGAAAGGTTTATAATTCAGAAAACCCCTTCGATTTTATGCAAAATATCGCAATGGAAAATAAAACCAACTTCTTCGAAAAAAGAGTTTCCGATTATTCCAAGGCTGCGGTGGGAGTGAACGAAGGAAAATCATTTTCTATTGACGAAGATTTCTAAAATATTAACAACATGTATGTAACAAAAAGAAACGGAGAAAGAGAACCTGTAAAATTTGACAAGGTAGTTCTTCGCATCAAAAAACAAACCTACGATCTGAATACAGATTATGTGGAT